CCAAGTTTCAACCTCGAAAGGAATATTGAATTGAACCAGCCAGTAGTAAATTAATTCTGATGTTACTATTTCATTACTAGATTTTTGACTTGGGTCTTCTCGAAACCACGTTGCAGATTGTTTGTCGTTGATGTAGCCAGTAATGCTTTCAATATTGTCTGGTGAAAGTCTGTTTAATAATTCATCAGAAACATTTTCTGTAATTAGCATGCATTTAATGTATGATGCACCTTCTTCAGAAGTTTTTTCATCCTTACCAAAGAAGGCTTTCTTATATTGTGACTCCCATTTGGACAGAGAAATCAGAGAATGCTCAAAGCAGAGCTCGACGGGATCTTCTTCGTCGGTAGCTGATAGAATGATAGTGAGCATCCTCTAATCCCTTCTGTAGTCGATTTAGAAGTTGAAAGTCCAGTCAGTATCGCCAACCAAGACATAAGAATCAGTAGTGGGATGCGCCGTAACCTGGGCAACTTGACCAGTAGTAAGCGCTGGCTGAGCACCAGTAGCCTTGTTGACGCCATTGACCTTCCACTGAACACCAACAACAACTGGCAAGGTAACAACGTGTGTACCAGCGACATACGTCGGCTGATTAGCAGGAGTACCCATAAGAACACTAGTAACACCTGCACCGAAGATTGCAATAACTGCAGCCGGTGTCGGAAGTTGCGGACTACCGGACTCTCCATACAGAAGATTCTCAAGTGTAAGGAGATCTGCAGGATCAACCTTAGTCGAGTCGATAACAAGCTGAGAGGTCGGCTTCAAAGTACCACCAGCGCTAATTGGAGTCGTTGCAACCTCCCATGAGAAGGTAATCGCCTCGGGGGAGTCATTAATCGTGGCATAAGCCTTCTCAGAAGGGGCAGCAGTCGCACCATAGATCAAGTGCAGCTTATAACCAAAGTCTGAACCATCAACATCGTTACCAATATTTGTACGGTAAGCAAATCCGAAGCTACCACGACCCTGTTGACCGACGGTAACGCCGACCTGCGGGGTAGAGACACCATCGAACTGTAGGAATTCGTCTGGGAAAGTAAAGGCTTCGATCGTTGCACCAAATTCCTCGGCCGATCGAATGTCCAAGTACTTAATATTGTCGGCATACAACGCCGTGGCCTCGGCACCGGAAGGCGACTCCGTGACTGTTGTGAGGCCATTCCAGGCTACACCGTTGTTATAGGCGCCGCTCCCATCAGGGATGTAGAGAACACCGTGGTCAACGCCCGTTTCGTACCGACGCTCCCCGGTGTTGTCCCAAGTAAGTCTAGCCATTCTGTTTCCTCCTAGTAGTAGATCGAGAAGACGTCATGGTTAAGACCGGACGTCACAAAGTGGCGATTAAATGCACTAAATTGAAGTTTCGCAAGTGCATCAACCGGATCACCATCGGGGTTTTGATCAATGTACGTAACTTGATAACGCTGCCGAAGATTATAGACTAGATTATCGCTTCTCAAAACAGATTGGTTATCGCGTTCGTAGACAATGCAAGGATATTGCATCTGTCGATCGGGAGGTGGTTGAAAATACACGTTGTCGCTGCCCAATAACTCAGTTAAAACGTCATGGAACAACAATCGACGGGCGAGCCCCATTGTATACACCCCCCAATGAGAGGATTAGACGGGGTCTCTCTACCTCGACCGAATCAACGGCCCAGAGAAACCCCGTCCACTCCACGTACTTGATCTGAAGATAGTTCCCTAATGCGTACGCATCGGCAACGATTGAAATCCTGTGTTGCAAACGGATATCATCGTTAACTTTCTCGGACGCTGATGTTGAACGCAAATCATTGAGAACGTCTCCATAATAGGCCCGCTCAGTGATCTCGTCCGACCACACACCCTGTACGGCTTCTTCAGATACTCCGTATCCAATTTTTCCGTAGAAGCGTGCCATGTCGCCTCAGTTCTATGCGTTGTGAGTGAAGTCCCACTCGTCATTTGCATTGTCATCGAAGTACTTGCCTGCGGCAGGAACTGCGATAACGTGAAGCGACTGACCCTGAGCAAGCGTCGTCGGTGCACCAGTCGTGAGCACTGCACCAGTAGCAGTGTCCTGGTGGTAAGAAACACTAGTCACGGTCGGGACAGTAACAACGTTATTGACAAAAGCTGGCTCGGTCGGGTTAGCAAGACGAGCATCCGCAGCAGCCTGCGCACGAAAGACCAGAGCCGACTTAGGAATGGTCAGAGCACCCGAAACACGAGTCTCGATCAGATAAAGCAACTTATTGTAGTCCAGGTCGAAGTCGTCGAACATAGTAACCGCACCACCACGGTCTGCACCCATGGTGTAGTCTGCAAGGTTAACCATAATCCCGACTAGAGTGGAGTCACGCTCCATGATCTCAACCGGAACCACTTCCCGAACACGAAGAACGGCAGCGATGTCAGCAAGAGTGTTGTAGATACGACGACCAAAGCTGTCCTTCACCGTAAGGAACTGACCAATAGTGGCCTCGGTGGTGTAGAACGTCGGGGTACCCGAACCCTTGTAGTAGCGACGGTGACTGATGGCCGCGTCAACGAGCTCCTCGATAGAAGAGGTAGCATCGAGAAGGTTGACGTTGACCGTAGTCACATAGAGCTCAGCATCAGTAGCAACTGGACGAATCTTGGTCTCGATGATCTTGTCAACGTCGCCAATGGACCGACCGTCACCACAAAGAACAGCACCAGCAAGCTCTTCGTCGAGCATGACTCGCATCTCAGCCTTCAACCAGGCCACGACGTCAAGGTCGACAATGTCGATCACGTCATCGCGGTCGAGCTTCTGCTTCTTGTAGATCGTCTGAGGAGTGGTCTCTCGCTTAGACATCTCGAAGAACTCTTCGTTCTTCAGATTGCCCTTAACATAACCACGAGCACGAGCCTCGTCTGGAGTGATGTCAGCAGTCACGCTCTTGATGCGCGAGAAAGGACTCTTACGAACTGCACTCAGAACGTTATTCACCCACTCCATACGGCGGGAAATGAACTGAGGTGAGGTCTCAAGCAACTTGGCATCCGGGAACAAGTAGTCAATGTTTTCGATACCATGTTGAAGTTGTCCATCAACAGTAATACCAGTAGTAGTTACGAAGTTCTCAACCGCCCTCTTGAGGGAGCCATTCTGCTTAGCGTCCTCGACGATTGCACGAACGTCGTCGTGTGAGAGGTGAACCTGGGAAGGAGCGCCGCTTCCGCCGCCCTTAGCCTGGTCGAACACATTATGCGTCATGCTGTTGTCCTCCTGGGTGTCGTTGTGCTGGACGGCGTCGCCGGCCTCAGCGTCTGAATCGTCGGAGCTTTCAGAGTCTTCAGAGCCGTCAGACTCATCAGTCTCGTCAGATCCATCGTTGTGCTGGACGGCGTCTTCGGAGACAGCGGAGTCACTAGACTCTTCCGCATCCTTAGAGTCATCGGTCGTGTCCTCACCTTCAGGTGAACCCACAACATCGCCTTCAGTGTCACCGTGACCCATCGTCGAGTCACCGCTTTCAGCAACAAGGGCTTGGCTAAGAAGATAGTTAACAGCATTTGCCTGCTTCTCGTCCAGAGTATCCAGAACGTCCTGAATAGTCTCTTCCTTGTCTTCAGTTGCTGTAGCATGAACAAGAGTTCCACCAACCTCGATCTCAAAGCCAGTCGTAATCAAGGCTTCATCTGAGAGGTTATCGAACTCCCCATCTCCATGAGCAATAGAGATGTTATCAATGAAAGCACCAGGATTGGCACCACCAAGCACGAGACTAACCTCGCGGATGTTTCCCTTGATGACATCCTTGGCACGAGTCGAAGCGTCAGTAACTCGCTCGACAAGTTGATTTGCCCAAATAGAGAGGAACTTCACGTCTCCGTGCTTTACCATCTCCTTGGCATGCTGCCCGGCGGCCGTTGCATTGAAAAACGCATGACAGTAAGTACCATCATCACGCTTTTCAAGCTTGACATGACCAAGCACGTTTGTGGGCTCCTCATGACCGTGCTGCCAGACCAATGGGACCATATTACCGTCGTTCTGGTCGAAGGCGCCAGCGAGAATGGTCCGCCCATCGCTGCACCTCAGATTGTTTCGAGTGGCATAGCCACTGAAATCCGCTGTTTCCACGGCGGTGTCCTTTCTGCTGGTTGAATGTAGAAGCATAACATCATTGAGTTTCAAGTCAGAATCAATAAAATCAGCATGAGCAAAATGTGCAAGAGAGTTTGATGCTGCTGTTAATTGTCTTTTGGCTTCACTCAATGTTTGCTGAATATTAGAAATTCGAGTGGTTAGTTGTTCAACACTCATAGAAGAAACGCTTGCCGGAGAAGAATCAGACGTACTTGAGTCTTTTTGCTTCGAAGAAATTTCGGCTTTATGTGTATCTCTATACTTTTTAGAAGCCGTCTTTTCTTTAACAGTCGACTTCCCATCAGAATTTTCCTTCTTCGACTTAACTTCAGCTTGACGCTTCTCACTCAGAGCTTGTTTGGCCTCACTGAGGGCCCCTGATAAGGCTACAACCTTTGCTTTGAGTCGGATGACTGCAGCATTGGAGGATGAGGTCTTAGGTGAAACAGTAGGTTTGGGTTTTTCTATTCTACTAGTTCTCCTAGACCCTTTCGAATCGTTGTTGCCTTTTTGTCGACCTTTTAATTGTTTAGTTAACTCATAATAAGCATGAGCTTTTACAGGATCATAGTTAGCAGCACTAGGCATTACACCTCGATCCCGAGATCAGCCATCTGTTTGTTAAGCGCAGCTTCTTCTGGACCAATTTCGCTAGGAGTAGGAGGTTGTGTTGCTCCACTTGTAATTTGCTTGTCCAAAGGCATGTTGCTATTAACCAACTGACTTGCTTGTGGTTCAGCAGATGGCTTAAGCCCAATAGCAGGTCGAAGTTCATTTGGTGTAGCAATCTGGTTTCGACTAAGCGTATCAGCAATGTCTGCAAGTTGACTAATTGGGATCATCTTAAGTGGGGTTTGGAAGTACATGATCTTTTGACCTTGAGTGCGTGCTGTCTTGGTCAGGAATTTCATCGCCATTGCTTCAGTGATCGCAGCCAGAACTGGCTCAATAGTACGGTTCATGTAGTTCAACATCGCAACGTCATCAGCCGTTCCATTCATGATCTCAGCCGTTAGACCAAGTTCATTGAACAGTTGCGTTTGCAGATATTGAACCTGTCCAAGAAGATTATTCTCAACAGATCGATTGAGTTGAGTAATCTTCTCTGTACCATCGGCATATGCAATGCCATAGGTACTACCAGTAAGTTGATCTTCAATCTCAGTACGACGTTTCTGAGCCTGAGTCTTTCTAGCTTCCGACTTAATCACATATGGAAGCTGAATAATAATGTCAAGTTTACCCTTACTCGAAATCTCATCAACATTGTCCATTAAACTAAGTTTATGGACTAGTCGCTGAAGAGTCGAATTAGGTTCATTCATGACAGAATAGAACGGGTTTTCAACGATAGCAACTATAGACTTAGGAACCCAAATATCTTCCTTTTGTCCTGACTTCTCGTTATAAGCCCTTACTTGAACATGTTGTGGTTTCCATTGAAGAACAGTGCCAATTCGCATGTCCTTAATGTCCCAGTTACCCGAACTAGATGGATCGAGCGTAGTATTAACAGGCAATGCAACCATAACGCCTTCAGAGAAAAGCGTTAAAGCCATGTCACGACGAATATGACTTCCAGACTGATCGATGTTACCAGCAACTGTCAAACATTCATTAAGTCCAGAATTAATAGTTTCTTTATACTCACCGCGATCATTAGTGCGAACGTGTTCCATCGTAACGCTCGCAACATCAATAGCCAGACGAGTATAAATCGAAGAGATGATCGTCCGTTCACTAAAAATCCGGAATCTAGGTCTGTCTGGCGCAGTGCTGGATGCCGGACCCGCAGTCGAATAGAACTGTTGTGGATTTTCTTCATTATCTGAAAATGAGTTCCAGACGTGCTTCAAACGATCTGTGAACTTACCCACACTATCACCTCCTCATTACTCGAATGCTTCCTTATTGAGTTTGTAAGCAATCCATGCATCCATTAGAGCCGCCACATTGTCAATCTTTTCTTCATGACGACGCTTAAGAAGCTTACGATTGCCATTAGTATCTTCAATAGTAATGGCATTACCCATGCCAAAACTCATTAGGTCTTCATCAAAGAGAAGCAAGTTTTGTTCTGACATCTTCTTAAGTTCACCAAGAGGGACTGATTCTGTTCGAGCTCCTTGAATGACCTTCTCCATACCATATGGGCCATTCTCAATTTCCCAACGAGTTGTAAACTCTTTGGCATTATACGGGTCAAACCCGAACGATCGAACATCATAAGTCATTAGAAGAATATGGTTGTCCAGGTCCTCATACACATCTATCATGTCTAATACAGTAGTATCGATGATATGTAGAGACCCTTCCTCTCGGAACTGGTCATACTTAAATCGAAGAGCACTAGGCAGATTATTAAGTGTATTTTCTGTAATGTAACTCCGTGTCTTCACACCAAATGCCCCATCTCTCAATGGGAATAGGAAAGTGAATGCACAGAAGTCATCACCTTGGCTGAGGTCTGCACCCATAGCACAAGGCAACCCACGAAAATCGAGTCTCTTCTCGATGGGCAGAGTTTCCTCATATGTAAAGAAGTAAGTATAGCCTTCCATTGGAAGCCCGAAGCGCTTAGCAAGAATATCGTTTCGAGCAGCAGGAGCCTTCTCCGCGCGCTCAACATCCAAAGCATACGTCTCATAGGTTACTGTTAAACCAATGTTAGGATTGGCTTTGATCCACATTGATGGATCAGCTACTTCTTCTACACTATCCAACTTGTAATGCCAGATCGATACATGAGGAGCCAGATATTCGCCTTTAAGAATATCAGCAAGTTCCATCTTAATAGTATCGCCTGAGCCATTACGTACAGTACCCTCTGAACTAATAGCAATAATCAGAAAGTCATCTAGCTTTGAAGCACCTTGTTCGATCGAACCAACAACATCTTCTCGAAGATCTCCTGATAGCCATTCATCAACCGTGGAAACTTTTGGTCGAAGGCCTTGAAGCTTGTTGATGGCCATCGGCCGAATCTCAAGCAAAGAACCAGTTAAGAAGTTCTCAATGCCCTTCTTGGTAGAAGCAAGTTTGACTCGATCTGCTTTTGATCCAGTAGTATTCTGAATGGATCCTTCAGTAAGAAACTGAAATAGTGGTCCTGGAGACCTAGTAATAGAAGTCCGCATTGGACCCATTACTTCTTCAGCCTGCTTCATTGTTGGGGCTGTTGTGATTTGATGAGTCGTCTCAGTATCGATGTTCAAGAAATAACTTTGAACACATGAAGCATACATCGACTTTGCAGAACCACGAGCCGTAATAATGTACTGCTTAGTTACCAATCGTTTCTTAACAGTCTTGGTAATGAACCCGCTTTTATGAATTTCTGTAGCCGGTTGCCAGATCTGCCGATCGATGAAATAGAACCATCCGAAAATTTGCTCAGCCCAAAGTTTGAATGAGTCAA